GCCCCAGAATGCGCTGCTGGCGGATGAGGAAATCCCCCTTGGCATCACTCTCGAGGGCGTCAATCGCGAGTTCGGACATCGTGCCATCGTTTAGAATGTCACCGTAGGTTTCCTTCATCCGCTTGTCGGTTTCGATCTTGATTGACAGCTTTCGGTTGGTTGTCGCAACCAGCGCGTCTACCACCTCCTGCCCGCTCTCAAATCCCAACTGAGGTGCAAGCAGCTCCGGGTCCATCCCATCCTTCTGAACCATCGAGTACGAACCTGTGCCGCCCAGTGCCTTGACGGTGCTCTTGCCGCCGTACTTCTCTTTGATCGTGTCGAGGTCCAGGCGGATGTGCTCCATCTCCTCGGGTGTCTCTTCGTTGAGCAGTGTCTTCATCTGGAGCCAGTGCCTGAGTTGGACGATGGGATCGGCATTGATTTCTGCCTCCACCTCGGCCTGCATCTTCTCCCAGTTTTCCTTCCACTCCGCAGTCAACTCACGGTCAAACTCCCGCATGACCTTCTTGCCGAGTTCCTCTTGCGCCTTGACATCCATGCGCTCGTAAGACTGCTGATACGCCGCAAACTGTGCCGGGGTCATCTCGCCTGCTTCGGCACTCTCAAATGCAGGCAGCATACGGTCCTGCTGCTTGGCTTGGGCAATCTGCTCGTCACTGGCAAGCAAACGGTCGAAGACTTGCCGCATCTCCGGGTTTAGTTCTACGTCCAAACCGCGCAGCGTCTTGTAGAGGTGGAGCAGCCAAGACTTGAACCGCGAAAACGATTCGCGCAGTGCCGCGCTGGGTGCCTTGCCTTCTCGCAGATACATCTCAAAAGCCCGAGCCCACTTCTCGTGAGCGGCTCTTGCTTCGTCGCTTAGATTGCCCTGACTGTCTTGAAGCAGCGACTCCACTGAGTCCATGCCAAGGAAGTCGAGGGCTGTCTGCATGTCCGTCTGCAACTGCGGAGCAATGCCCTCCGTCTGTGCGTCCTTCAGCATCATGGCAAAGAAGAGGTGAGCAGACTCGTGTAGACCCGTGCTCAGGTTCTTGCTCTTGGTAAACCGCATGATGACGTTGGTGAGTTCGTTGTTGTAGCTGAGTGAGCCCCGGATACCTTTGTCAGCAGGCTGGAAGAAGGTGTTCAGGACGTTGATGGCTTCCTCGTCCCAGATGACAAAGTTCTTTGCAGTGCCACCACCACCCGAGAGTTGGCCCTCGGTGTATTGGAGTCCTGGGATTCCGGCCTCGAGCAGTAACTGAGATGCCATTTTCGCAGCATCACGGTCGCTTGTTTCGCTCATATCGTCCTGGGTGGATGGGGCGAATTTATTCCACGCCACCGGGAGGGCGACATTGTAGTAAAAATTCTGACCTGTCCTCTGCATGTGATCTTCCCACGCATCGCCGAACCGCTCACGCATGATCGGCTCCAACTTCAGTCTCACCCCCTCCGGCTGCTCACTCAGCGGCAGATCGTAATCGAGCAACTCGCCGCTCTCGGGGATGTCGGCCTCGAATAGTTGGCCGGACTCGCTGGTAATCGTGACAGTCTTCCCGCGCAGGGACTCAGCGAACGCCAGAACGCGCTGCTCTCGCCCAATAAGCCTAGAGCGCGAATCGTTTCTCGATATAAGTGCGAGACGGCGCTTGAGAAAGTCAATGCGCGTCTCCAGCGATTCGGGGGACTCAGCAGCACGGTCCAGACTTTCGACCATCCCGCCGCCAGGTCTGGTCGGATCATCGAGTTCTACGCCATCGACTGCATAGGTTCGAGCGTTCTTCGTGAGAGACTCTTTGTAATACTCCGCAACCCCGCGCCTTGAAGCGAAGTACAAACCCCACCCGAACGCCTGGGCACCTTCGCCTTCGCCGATGTGGTCAAGCGTGAACTTGTCAAAGCGATGCGGCGTGCCGTGGAATGCAGGCTGGAAGAGAGGCAGACCCTCCTCCTGCACTGCCGACTTCATCTCGGGGGTGAGGTTGAGGGTGTGGACTGAGACAGTTGACGCATCAATGACTTGCACTTCATCAATAAGCCTCTGTCGCTGCGCTTCCGCTGTCATCCTATCTGGGTACGTCGCAGTCGGTACACCTAAGTTCAGTATAGTCCACTCGCCTTCGTCCACTTGGGTCACTTCTAGCTCTTCACCCCTGTTGAACCTTTGCGCTCGTCGAGCTTGACCTATAAGAGCGTCTGATTCAACTTCGCCCATCTCCACCTTCGCGCCATATTTCTTGCCCAGCTTGTTCGCAGCCTTGACGAGCTTCGTGTCGTAGATGTCGGTGAAGCCCTTGCCGCCAATCGTCAGGTTGTCACCCTCGACCGTGCCGCTGGGACCACCTTCAAGAATCTGCTTGGCAATGTCCTTGCCTACTACATCCTCGAGCGGCGTGTCTACGGGGATGCCATCGCCTGCGGTGCTCCCCTTCACTAGACCGCTCTGCGGGTCCACTTGCATACCCACCGCGACGTTGCCGTCCTTGTAGGTGGAAACGGCAATCTCACCCGGAGCCTGGGCGGGTGTGACCGTTTCCTGTTCCCTAACAACCGTGCCGCCTATATTGTCGGCCAGCGCGGTCGCCCTGTCTTCGTTGCTAGTGCTTAGAACGCGCTCCCCATTGGGGTCGCTGACAATCCAAGCGTCTACGTCTTCAACTACCGCAGCAGTTTGCTCTCCGTCAGACGGGAGCACCTCCCACCTGATGCTGTCCACGGTCTGCCGTAGCTCGGTTTCGTAACGTTCTACTTGTACGTGACCAGGCGTCCAGGCTACCGAGTCGTAACCCTCGTTGATTGCCAAGGCGATCATGCGCTTCAGGGCTAGTTCGTGGCCGGTGGACTTGAACGGGCGGTTGGGGACGCCTCCCCCCTTCGCTTGCAGTTCCTTGATGCGCTCAACTATTGGAATGTAATCGACGCGAGTGTGCCTATCTGGGGAAGGCACCGCTTGATACTGTTGCTGAAGACTCGCTAGTTCTTCACTCTCTGCTGTGGAGAGTCCTCCGTACCCTTCCTTCCGCCCTGCCTTCGCCCAGTCATCCTGAATCTCTTCGATAAACAGGACTTTCTCGCCGTTAGGGCCAATGCGGTCATTGTGGCGGACGTGGACTAGGACGTTGGGGGCGGTAGAGCCGTAGTGGCCGCCTGTGAAGGTTTCGGTCTCACGATTCCACTGCTCCCGCTCCGCAAGTTTTTGCTCCCTCGGGATCGCATCTAGTTGCGCGTTCAGCTCGTTGTACTCAACGGCTATAGTCTGAAGCTCCTTCTGCATTCTTGCGCGCTCGGGATTGACCACACTAAGCGTGTCGGATGGTAAAAATGTTAGTTCAGTCGTTGTATCTGTTAGTCGTTTCTCTAGAGCATTAATCTCTTGTCGCAGCAGCACGCTTTCCGGCGGTCCACCTGCTTGCCGCCAATCTGCGGGCATCGTTATCAGCGTCTCGCGATATTCCGTGCCGCCGTCTAGGACGTAGGTTTCGTGCTGAGTCGCACCGTCCGACATGAACTCGCTATGGATGTCAACGCCCATCTCAAACAGGGCAGACGTAAAGTCCTGCGCGTCCATCTCCTGCGCAGCCGCTTCCACATTTTCCCGAGCGGATTCGAGCGCCTCATCCTCGGTTGCAAAGTTGGCGGCTTCAACAAAGCCGTCGCTGTCGCGAACCTCAAAACTACCGTCCTCCGTGATGATCGCGCTGTGACCCTGAACCTCCTCCTCGATCCACAACTCGCGCAGCTCATTCGTGTTGTCGCCCCGTTCACCCAGCACCACCTCCTCGACTTTGATGAGCTTGATAACCTCCATCATCTCGTCGAGGTCAACCTTGGCCTCGGGATCTAGCGCAGCCAGGTACTCCTCTACACCAGACCAAACAACCTCGTCCTTCTTGACTGTCTTCTTCTGGAGCATCTTGCGGAGTTGGGGCACTGTCATCTTGCGCTGTGGTGACTCGCGAAGTACACGGCCAAGCGCAGAGTGAAACGCACCTGCTAGTGGGCGTTCGTTATCAAGCTCGACGGGCTGGAACAGGGTGGTGCCGGCATCTGCAAACCGATCCCCCAGTGCCTCGATTACTTCCTCGTTCGTCATCTGCTCCAGGTCGAAACCCAACTGCTCCAGCATCGCAGCAAGTTCGGCAGACTCAGGAGTGGCGGCGGCGGGGGGGGTGGGGGCGGGATCTACTTCAAAAATCTGCGACCTATCGAACACCGCAATTTCTGAATCCGATATATACCCGTCGTAACTCTCTAGTGTCTCCCCTTCTTGTCCCACTCTTTCTTTTCTCAACCCGGACCCAGGCGGCGACGGGTTCTTTATGCCTACCTTCGCCTCCAATACACGGGGTTCACCGCCGTCTCTATTGGCAACAAACTCAGCCCTACGCTGTGCCTCTGCGCGGTTGCGCGTGAAAAAGATCCCCCCTATCCCACGCCGATCCTCAAGCTCAAGAGCATCCCTTGCGGAAGACGTTCCGTGGTAAACGGTTTCTGGATTCCCCGACTCATCTACCACTTTCGTCCCGGCCAACCTACCCTCAACCGCACCCTCTGCGGCGGCTTCGGGGGCTGTGCCGCGCAACTCGTTAAGCATCGAATCGAGGTTTACGGGTTGGCCCAACTCAGCAGCAACACCCGGCCCTGCCTGAGCACCCAGCGGTCCCTCTATGCCAATGTCAGCCTCCTCAAAGGCACGCTCTCCGACTGCCGGGTCTGAAGCTCGACGCTCCGCGTGCTGCCTTAGCAGATCCGCAAGACGCGCAGCAGTCTCGGGACTCGCCGAAGCTGTGCGGATCAACTTCTCAACCATGCTCTGCTCTACCCGCTCGCCGGGAGTCGGCTCTACTGCACCCTCTTCCGTGCCGGCGAGGGCTTCTAGCTCAGTGCGGAGGTTTGCCTCGTCTTCAGCAGAATTAGATTCGGCCTCTGACGTGTTGCGCTCTCCCAAACCATGACGCACCACCCCCTTGAGTTTTTCGTGATAGGCAGCCAAATAGGTCGCATAGTCTGAAATGGGAATCACTACGTCGGTGCCTGCTACCTGAGCCTCGGCCAACTGCTCCGCTACCTCGGGCAATGACTCCGCAAGTGTCTCGTCCTCCTGAAACAACTCCGCGATATTGTCGGCAGGCAGGTACAGGTTAGGATCACCGCCACCCTCTTCAATCTGTCCCTGTATCCACTCGCGCACTGCCTGCGGGTCCGCGTCGGCAAGCCCCCCGTCCTTAAGACGCGCCGCCGTGATGGCATCAAGTCGCTTGGCATGGGCCAGGGTTTGCTTGTTCATTCCAACGCGCATGACCGCTGCGTGGTAGGGGGCTACTGCGGTGGTCATCGCTGGCCCAACAATAAAACCTGACAGGAATGACTTGAGTGACCTCTCGGACCAATCTTCTGGCACCTGTGCCGACAGGCTTGTCGTAGACGCAATGAGGGCCTGATTAACGGCCATCAGAACCTGTTCCTGGGCGAACTCTGTGCTGGCCTCGGTTCCTGCCGACACCGCCATCCGCTTGCCAAATGCGATCAAGTACGGACGCAAGGTCTTCGACTTGATGATGTCCAGCCCTGCCTTAGCCGACAGTTTTCGCTTCAGTCCAGCCACAAACGGATTGCGAGTCATCACGCCAAAGGAAAGAAACTCGAGCGCACCGTTCAATACACCCACAAGCTCAGAGGCTCCAACGATTGCCCCGTGTGGGATTACCTCGCCAGACTCGCTGAGAACACGCTCAGCCTCTCCCCGCATATCCGCATAGGCGAGCCCGCCCTCTAGGTGGTAACTGGCGAATGCCGTGCCCACCACGAACATAGACGCACCACCAGCACCAGCCCCAGGCAAGCCGCCAGACATCCCACCAAGCGCAGCACCTCCGGCGGCTGCCGTTGTGCCATAAGCGAGGATGGAAGCCTGCACCGGAACCTGGGATGCAACCATCACACCAACGTCATCCAGATAACCCGGCGCATCAGGCACCTCGGGCGGGTTCAGACGCATCTGGTTGAAATTCACGTTGTCTGCGTCTGAACCTAATCCAAACTTCACCCGCCAGCCGAGCTTAGCCACCTCAGTCATCCAGTTGCCTTGGTCGATACCCGCACCAAGAGCACCCTGCTGCGGGCTGCCTACTGTCCTGAAATCAATCGCGTCGGAAATAGCGCGGGTGCTCGCTGGGTTCTGCATCACAAGCGGAGCGATCTTGCTATTCAGCAACTTGCGCCATGCTGGGCTGTACTCAACACTCTGCGGCCCTAGCTGCTGCCATGCGTCACGAGCCCGCATTTCGTCCAGGTTGCGCTCAACCGTGTCAAAGGGCACATTGGTGCGCTTCTCGATTCCAAGGACTTCAGCGCGCTGTGGGGCCTGCTCGCGGGCACGCACGTCTGCGATGTTCCGCACCTGTGCCTTCTCGGCTTCGACTAGCAGCTCCTGGCGTTTGCGATCACGCTCGTCAGCCGCTTCCCACTCTTCATCTGTGAAGAAGGGCTGGGTCATTGCGTCCCGCCTGCCTGCCTAATCAGCAGCATGTCGAGATACTTCTTACGAACATCCTCATCGGTCAAGACTTTGGGAATGGCGCGCTCGCGTGCTTTCGCAGCAAATGAGTGAGGAACATCACCAATTTCGGTTTCGGGGGAAATCTGGTAAATCGGCACCGTATCATCCCAAGCCATATCTACATCAATCACCACCTCATCAGAGAGGGCGTTGATGATGTCCTGCGTTGCCTTGCCAGATAGAGGGTTCCCAGTCCGGTGCTCCTCTTGCATCACTGCATTCTCTACAACCGCACGGAACTGCTCTGCGGATGCCACCTTCGTGGCATTGCCTTCAGCAGCTATGTCCGCGCTGGTGACTGGTAGGCTCAGCTTCGCCAGTGCGCGGTCCACACGTTTAGTCGTGTCGGACGTTAATCCCCAAGCACCATTCCCCTGATTCGCTACCAGCTTGTCATATTGCGCCGGCAGTAACCCACCCGCGTACTTCGACAGATCAAGGCCGAGGAACTCTTGGCGTGTCACCGGATCGCGAGCCATATCCAAGAGTTTCGAGTAGTTGGTATGGGGATTGAGTGGACCCTGATCGGGGAGGCCACCCTCACTGCTAACCCGATGCGCGATTACAGAGGCAACCGACTTCAGCACAGCGGGATCGAGCGGTGTCCCCTTTGCACTGAGCGAAATCGACTCCTCAAGCAGTTGCTCCTGAGTCAAGTCGGAATAGGCACGGTGCAGCAGAGCCGTGTGCTGGGCCTTCGCAGCCTTCGCATAAAGACCGTCCTCTGCACTTTGCCGGGACTCGACACGGCTCACTACTGCATCGCGGAGTGGACCGGCTTGAATTTCGAGTGCAGCGTCCAGCCGCTGCTCTGCCGTTGGGTAGGTGTCCATAATCTCATCCGCTGCCGCCTGAGACTCTGTGATGAGTTCGTGCCCAGCTATCCGGTCTTCAAACTTGATCTGCATGGCTGCGGCTTGTGCCGCACTCCACAACCCACCGCGCACACCCGAAGCTAATTCCTCGCGGATGCCGTTCATCGTCTGCAACCGCTCCGTGGGGTCGCTAATGTTCTCGAGGGCATCTAGCTGGGACTCGATGAAGGTCATACGCCCAGCCTTGGCTGAATCTAACGATGCCTTACGCACACCTTGGGCAATGCCTGTACGCCCACGCTCGAGCGTCCCCTCTAGCCGCTCGTCAAACATTCCCTGAAAGCGGGGATAATGCAGACCCTTGCGGAACTGACTCGCAATCTTCGACGCACCGTCTGCGTACATCTTGTTCCGGGTGTTGTGATCCGGGTTAGCCTGCACCTCCATGCTCAAATCATTCAACGAACGAGTCGCCTCGCCCAATGACCCAGACACCTGCGCGCTCATCTCCTCCTCAAAGAGTTTGCCCGCGATGTCACCTAGACCGCTAACGGCTTGGCCCATTGCAGCCATGCCCTCGCCACCCCCGAAGTCTCGAGGTGCAGCCCTACGCCCAGAAGATGCCGGGTCTGCCAGTACCTGGGGGAGTTTCATTACCCGATCCTCGAATAGTCAGGAGCCATTGGGCCACCCGTTGCAGGTACTTGTCTGCTCTGGCCCTGAAGGTACGGGGTACCTAACTCAGTGCCCGGAGGCTTCCTGCTGCCTGTGCCGTACAGCGAATAAGCCATGCCGCCCAGCCTGCTGGCACCTGTAAGCATCGCCGCACCGGCCTGCATGTTGCCCTGACGAATGGCATTGGCTCCGTGCATTCGGTTCAAGCGTGCTGTGTTACGCCCTGCAATCGAAGCATTCAACGCATTCGTCTCGTACTCCGCAGCGTTCTGAGTAAGACGCTCGAGCCAGCCACCCTCCTCTGCCATCACACCAGACTTGCCCGCCATCTGAACAAACTGCGAAGACAAGGCACGACGCGAACCCCTACGACGCCTGCGCTCCTCGGCATTGCCCTCCATCTCGGCCAGTACCGCGTTGTACTCAGCCGCTGCGGCTGCTGCCTTTGCTTGGGCCTTTGCAGCATCTGCCTGCATGAATGCGCCGGCAATAGTGCCAATGGCTTGTATGCCCATCAGCGCGCCACCTGCGTAATTGGGTGATGCTCCTGCTGCTGCCATATCTATCGGTCCTGCGTGTTCAGTTGCGGCATGATTGCCGTGATCGTGCAAGGCAACGGCAGCGTGTGCCGAATAGTCACCTTGCCGTCTTGCTCGTAACCTGAAGGCCAGGGAAGAACGTCCGTGTCCCCGTCAAACAACGGCACGGCTTCCGACATCGGATCGTATGAGTCACGAATGAAAAACTCGTCCATGTCCGCATCTACTTCAGTCGGCCCATACCTCAACCCACCACCCGTCTGGTCAAGCCTTACCACCACGTTCGTAATCCGCTTCGTCTTGCCCTGGGCTGTGCCATCAGATGCACCACCCTCGAGCCGCATTGTCTGAAGTGTTGCCGAATACGGCAGTCCGACGTGAACCACCGTGGCAGAGCGATCCATAGTCACCGTGCCCGAAACAACCACCCTGTCCGGGTGTGTCGCTCCATCGGCAAGGATGGAAACAGTCTGGCCCTCGAGGTGACTCAGCCCAGTCACCGAAGTCACCGCCACGCCCGAGTACGAAAGTCCCGAGTCGATGAAAAACGCAGACGTTCGTGCATTGGAGCGCAGCCACTCAGGCTCCATGAACTCGACAAACCGCTTAGTAACTCCGCCAATCGTGCGGCTCACCACCATCCAAAGCTGATCCTGATCCCCATCCGGGTGCGGAATGACTGCGATGCTCTCAACCTTGGAGTCTGTGCCGCCAAGTGTATGCCGGTGCCACGCTGTAACTTGCTGCGCTCGCTCGTAGGTGAAACAAACCAAGTCACCCGTGGCGAGTGTGGCCCATACCATGCGGTTGGGCTCCTGCTGAAACGCCATGCGAGTAATGCCGCCCAGTGTGATGTGGTCGGCCAGGATGGTCATGTCAGGGGCAACGTATGAATTGACTGCATCGTCATAGACCAACTCACGCAGCTTCCTGCCTGCACGCTGCACAAAGAGCAGCACCTGCTCCACCCGCTCCGGGGCCACGTTGGACTTACTCCCATAAGTCGAGTGACGCACCACGCTTACATTGCCGGGGGTCAGTGCTTCACCCTCCAGGGCAGCCGAGCAGATGAACTCGCCACCCGCTGTGCCGATGGTGAGCTTACGCCCCGCATTGATCCACTCGATGACGTTGACCTGATCGGTATTCAACGTGAAGATCATCGCCGACTCGTCGAGGTCTACAATCTGATGATTCTCGTAGTTGCTGGTCTTCGACGCCCACAGGGTCTGGGGATTGTTTGCTGTTCCAGCCCACCACAGCCGATCCTCAAAGAACGAGACGCTTCGCGGGTATCCGTTCTTGCCAGTCCAAGCACCATGCGCCCAGCGGTGTGTAGCGTCAGTAACCAACCCCACCACGCTATCGGGCAGAGTCTTTACAACGTCACACGTTGCGGTGAATCCATCCGTAAAGCCGGATGAGGATGTGAAACCGGGGGCCGTGCTTGTGTCCAGCGTGAACGTGGTGTCACTCGTTTTCGTGACAGTCCAGTATTTACGGTCAAGTGCCGTGATGCCAGTGCCTGATATATACACGCTGTTGCTTGTCACATAGCCGTGTGCGGCAGTAGTGGTTACGGATACTGGGGCTGCGTCGGTTGTGGCAGAAATGGACTTCCCGGTGACTGCGGTAATCGTGACATAACCGGAACCGCTGTGCAGAAACAGCCAGTCGAATTTACCATCCGCTTCAGTGCCCACGTCATGGATCGGGGCACTCGTGCCGGTATTCGTCGATGGCGTTCCCGAGGCGCTCTTGCTTGTCAACTCGTAAACATTGTTCTCAAAGTAAACGCTTTCGCCAACGTTCAAAGACCCGCCGTAAGCTGTGTTGTCAGAACGAGCCTCCCAGACCCCGTGATTGCTGCCGAGTAACTCCGAGAGTTTGAACTGGCCTCCCACCATGTTGCTCGTAAACAATGCCTCCTGAAATGTCAGGGTGGCATTCGTCGCGGTTATGGTTGCCGCAGCAGACAGCTCAAAGGTTGTGGCATTCGTGACCGAGGCAACCGTTGTGGATGTGGGTATGCCGCTGCCACTGACTGCCATCCCGGCACGGATGTTGGTGGTCGAATCCATCGTTACCGTGGCGTCTGTGTTTGTAGTGTCGCAGGTTGCGTCTGCCGATGCGCTGGTAAGCGTGCGGCCCTCGCCGGTCGTATGCGAGCACCAAACCTTAACCGCAACGTCTAAGTTTGTCGGCTCAAACGGCACATGGTCAAACGCAATGATCGAAAGCGTCCAAGCATCGTGCGCTGTGCGGATTAACTTGCGTGGATTGTAGTCAGGATGCGCGAGGTACAACACATCCGCAGACTGCGCGTATTGAATCGCGCCCAAGCTCGCAGAGGGGTACGGGGTCGCAATCTCGTAGATCGCAGACAAGGAGTCGAGCACTTGCCCGCCGTCCTTGTACACCCGCATATACAGGTTGCCAAACTCGAGTATGTACGCCTGGGTCGTGTTGAACTCAAACGGGATCAGACGGGTTACATCCGCAGAGTCCTTGACCTCGTTTACAAACCGAGTGCCGCTGCGCTTACGCGCTCCACCCTGAACGAGTGGGTAGAAATTCTCCATCTTCGCACAGCCGTAGCCATACTTCGCCAAGTCAACGCGACCGTCGAGTGTGGGACTAAGCTCGCCCGCGTTGAATGATGATTGGATGGTCGAGGCTTTTGCCATCTCTCAATACCTCGCGTTGATCCAAGAATCCTCCTCGAACGGCATGGGCGAAGACTCTTGCCCGTCTGCCTTCCGAGCCAAGCTCATCAACCCCTGATATTCCTGGGTTGCAATCTGCCGCTTGGTGTTGCTCTGCGTAAGCTCCTCGCACAGCTCCATCGCCAGACGTGCCGCAACGGTGCTTTGAAGTAAAGAGTCCCATTGATTGGGATCTTCTTCACGCCGCACGTAGCGCATGGAAACCGGCGAGCCTTCGTCTGAAAGCAGTTTCCTGCCCTCGATAACCCACGGCAGAGAGGTGTTGTACACCTCCACTACACGCAGACAATCCGCCGGCAGTTGGTAGTGCGCGTCATACCCAAATGGTGGCGCATCGGCGAGCTTTGCCAACTTGGCGCGGGTGATGACCGAGTTCCAGGGGTGAGCGCGGAATACCTCGTCACGGATGTGTGCATACGCACTACTACAGGCGCGAGCCTGCTTAGAGTCATCCGTGAGTGAAGTAATCCGCGCTTCGCCAACACGACTTAGCGCCCTGTTGCAAATGTCCGTTGCACTGGGCATTCGTTACTGGCTCCCTTAGAACTCAATCGCCTGCGGTGTAGTAGATCTCGATTGTCGCTTCCCAACCCGCTGCCGTAGTCGCTTCGACTGCATCCAGCGTGAGGTCCCAATCTTCCATCGGATCGGAAGACTGACCGGCGAGTTCCCAAAGCGTCTTGCCTCGGTCCTGGTCGTCAAGCCCAGCCTCGTCGAACACGTCTACCTGAGAAAGCGCAGCAGCATTCACATCCAACGCGGTGGCAAAGACGTCAGCGTCAACTACAGCGCCGTCGTGGTTTGCCCCAGACTTGTAGAGACCGATGTCCAGGTCTCCTGCCGTACCGGCATCCGTGCAAGAGATGAGGATCGAGTTGATTCGATCTCCACTCTTGAACTGCTTGAGCCGGACGTTGGAGCTGATTGTCACAGCTTCACCGGGATCGAACCTTACGACTGCATATCGAAGTCGCCCGTGAGACACGCCTGCCGATGCACGCTTCTGCATGTCGAGGGTGCTTGGGGTTGCGAGTCCTGCATAAAGATCTGAAAAGTAATTCGTTGCCATGATTTTGATTCCTTCTGTCTAACAGTGACGCTTAGGGACCGGCACGACTCCGCCCCGGTCCCTTCACATCATGGGTCTTAGTTGGTCGCGGCGTAAATCCGCACAACCTTGCCAGACTCGATACGAGTCGCTCCGACTGTTGCCTTGCAATAAACCTGAGTCGCGTAGCTCTTGTCTTCGCGCTCACTGATCTTGGTGGTGATGTCGTTCCAGACGCACAAGTGCATCCCGCTCTTCGCCCACATCGGGAGAGGATAAGGATCGGCAGAGCCGGGAATGCGCTCCGTCGTGATGAAGTTGATTCCGAGGAATGAACGCACCCGACCGTCAACCAACACCTTGGTGGCATTGGAATCAATGGTCTGGATCTGTGTCATGCCCAGGAGGTCTTCATGCTGCGCTGCGGTGACTGCCATGAAAATCTGGTCGTTATCGAGATCGACCTCGTTTTGCATGAGCAGCCGCTTCCCTTCCAACAGTTGAGCGATGGTCAGGGCGCTCGTCCCGTCAATCGCCACATCTTGATCAGTCGAAAAGGCTTCGTCCGTGGTGCCGTTCTCGCCGGTCTTGCTCGTGGCAAAGAACGATCCAAGGATTTCGTCATCAATGGCGCGGCCCAGGGCATACGCCCCGTTGACGGCATACGGTGACTGCGGATCAATGAGCATCCGCACCTTGTCCTGATCGTCGATGAGATCCGCCCACTCGTAGTCCACCGGGAAGACCCAGCGTGCATCGTGAGGAGTGGAAATCAGCGGCGTATCCGAGTGCCGCGTGGTCCGCTTGACTGCGTTGACTGCACCCACTTGCTCCACAGCCTTTGCTGCTTTGCCGGTGGCTGAACTCGTCATAACACTGTCGCGGAGTTTGGAACCCTTCTGCTGAAGCAGGTGGGCGACGTTCGTATTGTATTGCTGCACAAAGGCAGTTGAGATTTGATCTGACATTTGAGATAGTCCTCTGACGCATAATTGCGCCTTGCGAGGCTTATCCGCCCATTGGCGGGGCCATCATTGAAATACACACGGCTTCCAGGGCTTGCCCGAGTGCCACCTCGGGGCCATTTCGTTGGCTGGAAGGCTTGCCCGGTTGCCATGCCGGGGCCGTGGTTCAATGGTCTTGCGGTAGTACAGTTACTCCCTTGTCACAGAAGTTACTCAGTTGCAACCTCTGGATGAGCGAGTGCGTGCAATCGGTTCATTCGGGCCTTTGCCTCGGGCAAACCCTTCACGAGATAGTCCGATTTGAACTTATCGTCTAGAAACAAGTCCGCGATCTTGGCCTTGGCGGCTGCCGGGGTCATGCCAAACTGACTGCCTGCGCCTGAGTCCTCGCCGCTGGGCATTCCCTGATGCTCGCCCAGCCCTCGCCCAATCTCTGCCGCCAGCTCGAGTACACCGCGCACACCCAGTGCATTCTCCAGCTTGTTCATCGTGGCATCGTTGATTCCAAACTTCTGCCTAAACCGGCTGCCGGCGGCAATGTTCTCCTCCCAGGCACCACCCCAGTCCTTCCGCAGAGCTGCCTCTTCGGCACTAGCCTGCTCCATGCGCTGATTCTCATTCTCCTGGACGGCCTGCTCCATCCGCCCGTTGTACTTTTCATAGATGCTCTGAGCCTGAGTCTTCGACAAACCCGCCTCATGTGCCCAGCTTGCAAGGTCAGGAGTGAGGTCAAGACTACCCTCGGGAACCTCGGGACCACCATTGAGTTCGTAACCCGCCGCGTCCTCTGGTCTACCTAGCTTCGAGTACACCTTGCCCCAAGCCTCTGCATCCTCTGCATTCTTGGGCAGATGCAACACCTGATCGCCCGGTGCGCCCATCGCCTTCTCGAGGTTGCGGTACGAATCAAGCATCTGATCCGCACCCTTCCAACCCTTGTTCTCGACGTAGCCCTGAGCGTCCTCTGCAAGCCCCGCAGTCCATGCTGGGGCTTCCGGTGCCTCCGTACTCACTGCGGTCAGTGGTGCGGCTTCTGACGCGACTGACGCGACTTCTGGTGCTGCGGGTGCTGCTACTTCTTCGGACATGATGACTCCTCCTAGTAATTACTGTTCGGCCTCGGCAGCCGGTTCCTCGGTGCTCTGCACCAGATCCCTGAATCCCTGAATCCTTAACCAAACCTGACGGCGACCCTCGAGCTGCGACGTGCCGTGACTGTCACCCTCGACGTGGGTTGTGCTGTTGGCGTGACAAAAGCGTGCCAAGTCATCCAAGACGGCGGTTGCCCTCTCTCCATCGAAGATCGACTTGTATGCCTGACTGCGAGCCAGGAGTGAATCACGCAACGCCAGCCTCCGCTGGCAGTGCAGCCTGAGCCTGAGCCATATCCTTCATCGCCGGAGCAATCTGCTGCATACTCTCCATCTGCTGCTGTTGCTGCGCCTGCTGCTGTTGCTGCTCGGCAATGTCTTCCATCTCGTCTGAAGTGTGCAGGATGTCACTAGGTGCACCGTTGATCTCAGCCGCCAGTCGAATGATCTCGTCTGGTTTGAAGATCGACAGCACGCTGGGATCAGCCTGAGCAAATGGCATGGCAATCTCTAGCGTTCGCTGAATCCCTACCAGTTCCTCGCTGCGCTGAAACCGCATCGCAGGACTCTCGTAGGTAATGTCGTACTCGCCTTCAGCCTCAGCCAACACACCAGGCATCTCTGGCAGATAACCCTGCCGGCCTAGAATGTTGAACTCACGGTGAATCTGAGGCCCAAGCATCTCGGACTGCTGCCTACCCACGGTAGGTGCAAGCAGTTGCCCCTTCTCCTGAGCACGAATCAATGCCTCGGTGGCTGTCATCTGCGGCTGATCGACAAGAATCTGAAAGAGCGTCACGAGAAAGGCGTCGTTGATTGTCATCCTCTCTTTTTCGAGCATCCCCTCGGTGATGTCTAGCCGTGCCCCGGTTTGAAGCGGCACGATAAGAGGTCTGCCCTGAGCATCGACGCCGCCGTAGTTCAGCCCGCCGGGGGTCAATCTGACCTGTTTGGAGCCGGTGCCCAGAACACCGTCATCATGAAGTAGTAGCGGCGGGTCCACGATCTTGTGCCCGCTGCGAATGAATGTCTTCTGCATCTCCTGCGCCATCTTGATCGCGGGCAGCACGAGCATCGCGGGACCTCGGCCATACATCTCGGTCGGGTTCACCGTGTAACGGCTGTACATGTACGGGAACTCTTCGTACCCACCCTCGTCGACAATCGCCTTATCATCAATGCTGATGTGATACGACATCCACGGCATACCGTGGTAGTCCTTGCGGTCTTGATCGCGCTCGAGCTGCGGAGTGACAACATGGAGGAAATCAAACTGCTTGTAGTGGTTGTCTACGGACTCGAATGCCACCGCAACCTTTGGCGGTAGCTTGTCCCGTCCCCACTCCTGAGCGGCTGCCTTCGCACTCATCGTGTACTTGCGATAGACGGTATCTACCTTGCGTGCCGGGTCGAGTTCGATGAACACACTACCCACATGGCATTGCACGTATCGCACGCCGACACCTTGCTTGGGCTCATCGACAAACAAACACGCATTGCCAAAGGCACCGAGACTCTTGTAGCCCTCGTGCATCTGCGCGTAGTAGCCTGCCTTCGGCGAGTTGCGGGCTTGGAACATGATCCGGCCCACCTCCTCAAACCACTTCTTGACTGCTGAATCCTTGTTTAGGTCATCGTTGGTGCTCTTGAGTGTGTGCCACTTCTGTGCCCTCGGCGTGAGCATGGACTCCATTGCCGCCGCAAACTTCTCGAGTGCTAACGCAGCAGTGGCGTCGAAGATCGTGGCGCTTCGCTTCTCACCTGGAGTGCGAGAGGTCAGGAACTCATCCGCCGCAGGCCACACCAATTCGGCGACCTCGGACCAATGACTATCCCAGTTGTACCGGCGGCCTTCCAACTCCGCGAGCTTACGCAGACAATCCTCTACTGATTTCGCCATTCTATGCCCCTGTGAGGTACTTGCTGGATGTGTTGGCTTGACCGGGTTGACCCAGTGGTGAGCCCGACATGATCGTGCTGGCTCGACCGCCTTGCCCAGCCTGCCTGCGCCGTTGTTCAGCCATACGCCGTGCAGTCTGCTCCGCTTGCCCCGACAGATCGGCCGGTACTTCGGGCTTCCCAGGCGATTTTGGTGACTTCGGCTGAGTGGCAAGAGAGGTCGCGGTTGAGGCTAGTATCGACGCAATCACTAAGGCTTCCATTCCCATTGTGTTCTCCTTCTAGCCCAGCAATTGGGCTGCTGATTGTGATCCTGCACCGAGTGGTTGCCGGAGTAAGTTGGCAGCGCGTAGTCGCCTGTTCGCAGTGCCACCGCCACCGCCACCGCTGCCGGTTGTACGGTCACTAGAGGTAAGGCGTCGGCCCTCGGCTGCTCTTGCTCGATTGGCTTGCCGACCCGCACCGCCTTGAGGTGCACCGCCGCCCACTCGTGGCCCTCGGTCCTGACGCAACAGTTCTGCACTCCGAGCACCCTCGGCAAATGGTTTGCTTAGTGCTTCTCTCGCTGTCTGCTGGGCTGCGAATTGTTTCGGCCCGCCAGCCGCAGCGATCCCCTTCAGTTCCTGCGCTCGCAATTCAAACTTGTTGTAACTCGCCTCAAACCAGCGGGCTTGATCGCCGACCTGGTCGGACTCGTACATGCCTTTGTAATTTTCCGGGCCTAATCCTTGGGAGTAGTACGGGTTCCTGACGCCAACTACCGGATCTACGATGTTCCCAGACGAAATCAGCCGATCACCTGTATTCTGCAAGGGGATTTGTTCAAGCTGCGCCTTTTTCTGATCCCATTGTTGCTTGGCAATCCCCGAGAATTTCTGCACAGATGCGAGGTCATCCCAATCAACCTCGCCATATCTCTTTCCACCCATCACGCTGTAGTCGTAAGCGCGGGTACCCCCAAACGCAGGCTTAAATACACCCTCGCTATAGTTCTGTGTCGCCATTCAGTTCACTCCTAAATCGCGAAAGGTTCCGCGTTCTGCATTCGTCCAGCCTCGAGCCGATAGAAACCGGCGCATGATAATCCTTGGGATGCGGGGATCTTCACCCGGCAAGCCCGTTACACTCCACAGCCGCTTCGCACCGAGCAGCTCGCCAATGACCTCGATTCCAGTCATATGACGCTCTGTTCCCAACCGACCCCGTGCCTCGGGCGCTGCACATGCGTGTAACGCGAGACTTTCCTCCTCAGGGCCCTGGAGGAACCACACAAGGACTTTCTCGCCGTACCGGACCCAGGAGGCGGACTGAGCCTCGAGGTCGCTCACGGGCCTTGGGTAGCCCCATGCGATCACGTCACTCTGGGCTTGCTCCCAGTTTGTCTCTTCGCGGAAAAAGTCGAGGCCCATTACATCACCGCCTGAGTCTGGTTGCCGCCACGGCTGCGATTCGCGGGGATCAGTGCTGCTCGTCCCTCGCCTCCACCCATCAGCGCATACTCTGCGGCTTCGACCGGGTGCGAATACTCATTCTTGTCTGGCAGGTCGGTGTAACGCTCACTGCCTGCAATCTTCATGCGGCGGTAACAAAACCCGCCCATCAATCCTTTCCGTACCATCTTGGCTGTGGGACTGACCTGGAGTGCAGGCTTGCCGTCCATGCACAAGCGCAGTGCTGGGTTTGACACCGATGCACGGCGCAGGTCTGGGTTGTTCGTCGCGCACGGCTTCGCAGGAATGCCCGCAGCCCGAAGGATGCGGATCGGTGTGTCCTCGGTAGCCTGACCCTGTGCTGAACCTGATGGGTCGCACCACACCTCCACCGGCATTTCCGAATACTTCGTGTCTAGCCAGCGTTTGAGTTCGGGGCCGAAGATCGCCGCTGACATATCGGTGGCGACCAGCTCGTCCAGCACGACTCGCCGGCCCATGTCCTCGATGTGCTGGGTGACAACCGCAGCAGGAGTGCGCCCGAAGTCAATGCCGATGATGAGTGGATAGCGGCGGTCTGCCTCGATGGGTTCATCTGCCGTGTGGATTGAATCGACGAACCACGGGTGGACAGGCTTACCATCCACCAGAAAGTGATACTCGTTGGCGAGGGATACACGAATCCAATCGTGCGACTTGCCCTCCAAGCCTCGGCGGTAGTAGCCCTCTGGTAGGTTCTCGAGGTTCTCGGCGTCAGGGTTCGGAATCCACTCGCCCACCTTGTCCCCAGGAAACACGCCACCCGGCTGGCGAAAGAACTTCCAGCCCTTTGGCCGCACAACCTCGGCCAGGTTGTAATACCAAGAGTCTTCGTCGGGTGCGTTGGTGTCGAGGATCATGCCATGCCAAGTGCATTCGACACCACCCGAGGCCATCGACGGGTAACGTCCGTGACGAAGGTCGGCCATGTCGATAATCGACTTCTGGATTTCCTTGCCTTCGTTGAACCACACGCCAGTGACCTGTTGTCCACGCAGCTTTCGGACTCCATCCTCTCGGTCGAGGGCGAGGAATACCATCTCGCTCAAGACGTGCGTGCCGTCCTCGAGATGGAAGTCCACGGTGAACGTCGGTGGAGACAGTCCCCCGTATCTCATCTTGCCCAGACCCTCAAAAACCGCGCAGAAATCCTTCTGAGTGGTGGACATGAGATCAGGGTAAGTATTGCGGACTGCAAGCCACCGGCTGGGCCGCTGGCCCTTCGCGTTTGGCTTCTGCTCAGTCATTTGGTGGAGAATGCGCTGCACGGCTGCAAAGGTCTTGCCCGAGCCCAACGGACCCATGATGGCTGAAACGCGCTCCCGTGAGCGCAGAAAGGCGTTCAGCACGGGATACTGGGGCACTCCCAGGCGGACCTCAGTCGCTGCTGCCACTGGCTCCCCCGGTATAATCTTTGATAATCACCACCGGACCACCTTCGTCGCCTGTGATGTGTGTCTGGTTGGGAATGAGCTTGCTCACGAGCGTGGCGAACGTCTTGGGATCGGAGTCGCGGAGATCGGTGAAGAACTCCTCGCCGCCATCTTCGGCAGTAGCCTCGAGGGCACGTACCAGTGCGTCACGGACTGAACGGGTGCTCTTGTTGAGCGATCCAGGCTTCCGACCGCCAACCTTCTCGTGTCCCTTCTCGAATCGCGGCAGGAATCCACTCCTCACTTTTGATCACTAATTCAGTGCGAACGACTACGACGTTGATATAAGCGAGGGATGGCAAGGTTTAATCCCCGCCACCCCCCGCCGCAGTAATGGTAGGGGTGACCCATCCATCCACTGCGGGAGGTTGCACCCGGTATCCCGAGCTTTTATCCCCCTTGTGACACATCCGGTCACACGTCAATGACTTATCGCCTTTTCCCTGCGAATTTACGTTTAGGCCGTTCACTCTGCCGCTTCGTAGATTGCTCTGCGATGGCTGCGACTTCCCCCTCTACGATTGAGGGTTCAACCCTGTCTGCTTGGATGCGTTCGAGCACCCATCTAGCTCCCGCCGCCCAGGCATCTGTAATTCTAGAATCAAATGGGGCCAGTCTCGCCCCGCCTTTACTCATCCTATTCCCCCCAGCTTTTTGACATGGATTGCGGTGCGGTCGAGCATCCTGTCGAATGTCACGGCTACCGCTAACGCAGCCCACATGTCTTTTTTGAAGCCGTAGAGTGGGCCGGGAGAGGCTTTCAATCCGACAGCCTTGAGCTTGCCGGGTCCGTAGAGGTCGATCAATGCAGCGCGAATATCTGCATCGTTGGCGCGATTGGTCGAGCACAGCTCCATCTTCACATCTCGTCGGACGAGTCTTGCGGGTTCGGCTATCGTGCGAGTTTGCCATGCGGACATGAATTTACCGATCCAGACGCAGGTCTCGAATACTTCCCGGCCTACTCGCTGCCCGTAGCAGGCAATCATCTCGACTGCGCAGCACCAATCTTTCTTGTGGTGGAAATCCTCCAGCCATTTCTCAAGCACGTAGTTGTCGAGGATCTGGCCGTGGACTTCGCCGTCGATGTCGATTGTCACCACCGCGCTGCGGTCTGTACCGGGGTCGATGGCGATGATTCGGCGCTTCATCTCCGCGCCGCCATTGTTTTGTGATAGCGGCGGGCTCGCTGGTAGGCGGCATAGGCTTCGTGCCGGTTCATCCCCATCTCGGCCGCAACCTTGGTGAACGAGTCATCTGAATCCCCGTGTCGGGAATGTAGCTCGAGGTCTCGTTTGAGTTGACCCGTCATATGGGGTGCAGGCCGGTAACTGGCGAAGTTGCAGACTCTTGGACGATCTCGGTTTTTAGACCAATTGCTGCTGCAATTTCCATTTTGGCATTCGAGGTCTTGGTTCCAAAAGTGTCCGCTTGTCCCCGGCAGCTCGTCTTCGGTCCTCATCGAAAAGCATCTCGTTCCAGTTGTCACCGTTCCCCTTTGTCCTTGACCCCAAACCCATCACTTTTCACCCAGGCTGCGACAAATGACCAAACCGCTTCAGCCGCTGACCGACGAGGAAGCCACGCCTTATCACTGGATGCCGCCACCCAGCGCATGAAGGCTAACTTTGCAGACTCCTCGTCTGACAATTTGTCTGGCTTCACGTCAGTCACCCCTACTTAAAAGTGTTGTCGCATTGCTTGAATTTACAGTTCAGCCAGTCTCGATAGAATGTACCCAACGGACCTGACGGCGTAGATCGTGACAACATAACGTCAATATCAACCAGTGTCGGGTTCTGGTCATCCTTGCATATTTTTACGCAAAGGTCGCTTTTATACTCGAGGGCCGCACCTTTGATTCCACCAGCACGGTTGGTCTCCGAAACGGCTAGGAATGCAATCTTGCCGCCTGAGTTCTTCGTCGCCCGCACGGCAAAGTTCCGCCACAACGCAGCCGCAGACCAGTAGTCGATGACTTCGTCGCCACTCCCGTCACTCGATAAATCAATCAACGCATTGATCGAGTCGAGCACAACCAGAACCTTCTCATCTCCCAACTCGATTGCTTCCCGAATCCGGCTGATCGCATCTCTGGGCTGGAAGGTGTAGTCGGGGGTAATCAACGTCATCCTCTCACCCAGTTCGGGCGGGATTTTACCCTCACATTTACGAATGACCGCCATAATGGCTTCGTTGCGATCTAGTTCCGCGTTGAAATAAACAACCTTCCACGCCTCTGGAGATAACGCTGCCTCGACCGCAGTTGAGAATGCGAAAAGTGTCTTTCCTGCCTTCGCGTCTCCAGCGACCGTGGTTAGCCCGTAGCAGCCTCCGCCTGTCATCTGGTCCAAAGATGCCAACCCCGTCTTAAAACGCGGCTTACGCGATTCTAGGGTGCTCTCAAGCAGATCTATGGCGCTGTTCTCGTCTGGTATCCGAATTGACTCGCTCAAGACCCTCATAAGCTCGACGGCTGGATCATCGACCTTGCTGTTTGGACTGCGATAGAACTCGAGTTCGGTGATGAGTTGGTCGATCTCGTTGAGTGGGCAGCCAGCTTCCAACAAACCATCCTCGAATGCCTTCATGTCTGGAATCGTGCTGGCAAATTCAGGCCGATCCGCGAGTGGAATGTCGTTCAGCATCTCCAGGTAGCCCCTGGCTTTGCCGTTTTCATGAAAGGGCATTGGCTGCCTCCTGAATTTCGTCATCGGTGAATTGTGGTTTTGATGAGTCGCCCTCTGCGGCCTCGTCAAACTCTGCGGCTTGCTCGTACACGATAGATTTTGAAATCCACGCACGAGCAGTTGCCATGTCATCGGCTCGTAGACGCTTCCACCAATTCGGTCGAGCCCTGCCGAGATTCTCAACCTCGGTCCCACGATCCAGCATTTGCGGCACTACCCACTGCCACCAGACTTGAACATTTTCGGCTGTGTGGGTTACCCCATTGGGCTTGACGGCGACCATATTCTTGACGGTCTCGACAGGAAGCAATGGCGCGCTCTCGGGCCTCTGCCACTTGTATGTCGAGGGGGTAGTTAATGCTATTTGTTCTTCATTCTGTGCTCTGTGTTCTGTAGGAGTACATTCTTGTTTATTACCGGATACAAACCCCTGCTTTTCCGAGAGGTTGCGGATCGTAACTCTCCAGTGCCTACCGAGTGCCTCTGAGGTAATAGGCGGGTAACCCCCGAGTGCCTTTGCTCCAAGTGTGCAGTGCCTCAGGAAAGCTTTCCATCTCAACGCTGCAGCTCCAGCCGTTTCGCAGCCGGTCACCACCATCAATTCGGCCGTACTCATGTGGAATTGATTCCCGGTTTTCGAGGCATATTTCTGCACCGACAGCCTGCCCAACTCGCAATAAATTCCACGGTCGATGACATTCCCCCACATCACCGCAGTGTTCTTATGGCTATCAATAGATAGGTGGATCTTGAAATGTGGCTTCGGTCTCGCCATTCGTATTCACCCCCCAAAGGTTAATTTAGTATGATGTACTCGCCCGCTCAGGCTTGTTTCCTGCCTTCGTCGCGGCTCTCTTCTTGGCCTTCGTCATCGGAACCCAGTTGAACAGATCGTCGTACTTGACCTCTCCAGCCGTGATCTCGACTATCTTCCGGGCAAGTTTGACCGAGATCGTACCTCCAGGCTGGTTGATAATCTGGGACACTCGCTGTCTGGTCACGCCGAGCTTCTCCGCGAAATCGGTGTTGGTCAGCTCGAAACGATCCATGTATTTGCTTATCGGATGGCTCTTCCACTTTGTCATGTGAGCATCTTGCCGAAGTTAAGCTAAATTTGCAATGGACTCGCTCAAAAGGTTGACATCTCATTTGACCTGTGGCAAATATAGCTTAACTTCAACAACGGGAGGCGAGAACATGAAGGTCGAACTGTCAAACGGTGCCATCACTGCAAGCACCACGGATGAGTACAAACTTGACGCCCGCGCCATCGACGTGACAGTTCACACGACTGGTCGCGAAACCGAAGTTGACGCCACGTTCTGGGAGAAAGAACGCACCCTAGACGATTACGTGTCACTGCGTGTCACGATCAAAGAAGCGTGGTTTGAGCCGCCCGAAGAAGATGAAACCGGCAGGGTCGAGCTGGCGGGCAACCTCACCCAGTTCCTTTCTCTCGATCAGGCCCGCGATCAGGTTCGTGCTCTCAACAGCGCGCTCGCAGAAGCCGGCGACTTCGTGGCGATTTTCAAGAAGGCTGAACCCGTCGAGCACTCCGTTGACCTTGAAGACCTCGCCCAGACGCTCAACGATGCTCTCTCAGAGGGTTTCGAGCGCGGTCTAGACGTGGGGTTCACCGACCGCATCGTTGACGCGCTCAAATACGAGTTCAAAGGCCAGTCACTCCATATGCGTGAAAACGAGCCCGTCGCCAATCACGAGGCTCCCACCCGCATCTCCGATCTGGCTGGCTCACGGCTGGAGCCGGGGCAATGAGACATCTCTACGGTCGCAAGCCACTCGAGTTCGACTTCGCATTGCCAACCACGCACAACCGTAAGCCACGCCGCCTACGCAAACTCGTAGTGCTTGCGGTCATCGTCGCGGCAGCAGTCATCACCATTTTCAGCATGGAAACCCATGTGAACAATTCATCGGCGTCGATTGGTGTCGATGGATACGGGCGGGATGTTCTCGCCGAGAGTGAGTAGGTGCCTCGTCATCAGTAAAACGATGGCGGGGCAACCCACTCGACCCACACCACAACACGAGGAACACACAATGAATATCCAGACAGCATTCCCCTCCGCCTACATGAAAGCAGCAGATCTTGAAAGCAAGCCGATCAATCTAACGATTGAGAAGGTTGTCATGGAGGAGGTCGGCCAGGGCGCAGATGCCGATAGTAGGCCCTGCGTTTACTTCACCGACTCTCCGTTCAAGTTCAAAAACGGCACCAAGGGTTGGGTTCTGAACGTGACGAACTCCAAGATGATCGGTGCGTACTACGGCGACGACACGGACAACTGGATCGGCAAGCCGGTGCAGATTTACCCCGACAAGACCTCGTTTGGCGGCAACATTGTCGATTGCCTGCGGGTCCGCATCGTGGCTCCAGCGATGGATGAGAACATCCCCTCCGACGATGGCTCGCCGTTCTAAAACCGAACCTCCCAACGAGTCTGGGTGTCACCAAGAACACGGTGATGCCCAGGCTCACCCTGGAGATCCACATGAGTTTGAAACTTTGGCAGATGGACGAACGTCTCGAAGCAATGATCTACGCGGCCACGGATCGCGATACCGGCGAGATTGATGAGCTGGCACTGTTTGAAATCGACGCCCTCGAGCTTGATCGAGAGCTGAAGATCCTATCGCTTGCTGGCTACATCAAGGGTGAGCGTGCCGAGGGTGACGCTGTGCAGCTCCAAGCCGATGCACTGGCCGAGCGAGCTAAAGGCCATAAGAGGCGCGCAGAGAAGCTCCAGGCGTATGTGGAGCGGCATCTGCCACAAGGCCAGTCGGTTAGGGATGACAGGCATTGGTTGAAGTGGACTAAATCGAGTGCCGTCGAGATCACGGACGAGAGCAAGCTCCCTGCGGAGTTCATGACCGAGCCCGTCACACCCGCTCCTCGGCCTGACAAAATCAAGCTGCGGCAAGCCCTCAAGAATGAACCTGTGCCCGGGGCTGAGATGGTGCAGCGGCAAAAGTTGCACGTCAAATGAGCGACATTAAACAGCCGGGACTGTTCGACATGCCTACTCCTGCCGAAGCACTCAAGGGTCAGCAGGAGGGCCTACGGCAATCGACTGGTCGGAGTGGCGAGGAGTGGGTCGAGTACGCGAAGGGGTTCGTTCACAGCTACCTGCTCAAGCACGGGAAACTGTTCTGCGACGATGTGTGGGATGCAGGTCTCGAACGTCCCGCTTCCCCACGAGCCTTCGGCGCGGTCATGAAGCACGCAAAGAAGTGCGGCTGGATGGAGGAGGCGGGTGAGTCGCGCAAGTCGAAACAGGCGCACATGGCAATCAGGGTGGTTTACCGCTCACTGATATGGAGGAGGGGATGATATACCGAGGCTACAGCATCTCGTTCGACCCGAAGCCCATCCCACACCGAGACTTCGACTTTGACTTTGCCCACGTCGATTACGACGGTCCCGAAGACAAGCGTTGCGGTAACGGGGCATCGGTTAGCGACTGCCAAGATCAAATCGACGAGATCATTTACGAGGCAGAGGGGTGACGAAGTTGCTCCGCGACGAGATCCCACTAAATGTGCAGGGTTAGGTCCCATGTCGCGATGAAGCATAAAGTGCTGGCGATTGTTTGTTTGTTTTCTTTGTCCCTGCTCTTGGGGTGCGTCACACCGACGACCGAAAACCCACTCAACCCTGAACTCGATGACCCGTTCATCCTAGGCCCTGAAGTGACCCCACCAAGTGGGTGTATCGAATGGCAGGAAAGGGATGGCGTAGAAAATGCCGACTGCTAGCCCACAAAGCTATATCGACGACACCGTCGAGGTTCACAAGAAAGTCCTTGCAGGATTCAGATACGTCAAAGACAGCGTCCAACACCCAGGATCAATCGACGACTGGAGACTTCCCGAAGACTTTGAACGAGTGACGGGGGACTGCGACGACTTTGCCATCGCATGTAGAGCCCTGCTGCGAGAAAAAGGGCATACACCCCGCCTCCTGCTTTGTCTCACCGAAACGGGTGGGGGGCATTTGATCTGTGTGCTGGGCAAGATGGCACTCGACAACCGGCAACGTCACTCTACAGAGATCAAGATCCTTACCGACCGGATAGGGTACACGCTCATCTCCATCAGCGGACGAGAGCCTGGTGCCCCGTGGCGAATGATTGATGGGCTCAGTCGCTAGGGATGGCGCGCCCTACCTCCGCTCCCCTCGCTGCCTCTTCCACTGAAGGTCGCGGCCAGTCAGACGCTTGTACGTCTTGCGCGTGGCAGAGATGAAACTCTGGGTCGAAGCAAAGCCCCATTGCTTGCCCTTGCGTTGACTCTTGGCGTACCTCGTCCACTCGTCAAACACGTCGCCCCATGCGTCCCCACTCTGGCTGCGCGCCACTGCAAACACGGTCGCCTCAAGGGTCTTCTCTGAAATCGGGGTATTCTTGATGAGCGGCACGTCGGTACTTGAGAGGGCCTTGTCTCGCAGCTCGCGGTAGAGGTCGGCCACGGCGTCCGGGGGAATCTCAATCGGAATCCTGAGAAACACCTCGAGCAGTCGAATCTCTGCGATTGGGGTTTCAACCGGCAGCGGGCAACGGCCCTCAATCTCGTCGATCTGAATCCTGGCCTCTCGAATCCGAAGCCACTTCTTCCAAGACGGTTCCTGAACCATTGAATCCCCCAGGCACACAATAAGTGGCTTTGGGAGACACCGCCACATCATTCACCGCAGCACCATCTCGAGGGTCCACGCCAGCAACCCCGACACCACTGCCAAAACTGACAGCGTTGTCTTGAGCATGACATTTAGCCGAGCTATAGCGGCACGGTCTTCGTGGGCGTCTTCCATCATCGACTCGATTATCATCCGCAGATTACGTTGCTGATGTACGCATTGCTCCAGCTTGGTCGATTGTTCACCCCATTCGCGTTCAGTTGGCGACATGGCTCATTCTTCTAGCACTTGCAACGCCGAGCACAGCAGTTCCACACGCCCGATATAGTCAGCCGTTGCGCTGGGAATCTCATCCGCCAGCAACTCTAGAACCATCTCTTCAGTCGGCTCAGGACACTGGGGGATCGGACCTATCGTCGGGGGCCTTGTGCAGCATCCGAGCCCGAAGCCGAGTAGCAAGGGTGCGACCGCGAGGAACTGCACGCGCCAACTCCGCGAGGACACGCTTCGCCTTATCCAACTGAATACGTCCCGCATCGACTTGACCCTCCAGGTTGCCCTGCTTCTTAGATGCCCGAAGCCAGCCGCCTAGTGCAAGCACCAGCGCCGCGCAAAATGCCAGCAGCAGCACAAGCAGCTCGCTCATCTACTTGTTCGCGGCGTTCTTCACATTGCCGCCCAGTACGTTGACCACGCGCAGCAGGAAGTCGCTAATCACGTTGTCACTTGAATTGGGGGTAAGCGATGCGATTACCGCAAACGCACCCACAATCGACACCGCAGCCTGCAAAATACCAGTCCAGTCCAGTCCTTGAATCGTTGTCAAAAAGTCCATCTCATTCTCCTTCGTTGAATTTATGTGACCACCACCGTGGTGGATTCCCCGGTGCCAGTCCTTGTACGTGTAAATGACTGCCGCTGCCTGCGTCATGCACCACAGCCCACAGCCCCAACTCCTCCGCAGTCGTTTCCGCTGCGTAAAGTCCGCGCCCCTCATCCACCGCAAAGTCTCGAGCCATGCCGAGCAGATGCTTGCTCACGTCAGATCCGTTAGCCGCTCTGTTCCGCGCCACCGTCCTATGCCCCGAAGTCTCCGATAGATAGGGCTCAAGCCTCACCAGTCGCCTACAGGCGGCATCAAACTCGCTGGGTGTCAGTGGCTGCCTCATGGCTTGATAAGCTCTCCCAGGCGCTCCAGCGCAGTCTCAACACGGGCCTGAGATTCACCTGTCTCCTTCATCGTCGCCGCAAATGCCTCGCCGCTGTTCCGCAGGTCTGTCTCGAGAGTGTTCATCCTGCCATCCAGCCGGATTACCGCATCGTGGGTCTCCTCGAGCTGGTGCGCCCTATCCTCGATGACATCCTGGCGGATCTCCAAAGTCTTCACCCGGTCCCTCACCCGCAAATGACTCGCCACTGCCAGACTCGCAGTGCTCACCCCGGCAACGATGTACTGCCACCACTCGTCGAGTGGATCATGCTGGCTCATCGGGTTCCCCCAGACTCTGATCCCGCACCTGCTGCTGCACGGATAAAAATGCCGCAACCGTCTCACGCAGAGGACG